ACAGTAATAATACTAAATAAACAAATAAGAGTAGATATTACAGTAATAACAAAGAAATATAAAAACTAATTTCAGTACCATAAAAGAAAACATAGTAAGGAAGATAGATAGAAAGAAAAGGTAGGGAATTAACAGATAACAACAGGAATGTAAGTAAAACTGTAGAAAATCCCCCTCATTCACAAAGAGCAAGGAAAATAGCCTCATAAGAGAGGAGAAAGGAGGCGGAGTAATGCCTAATACATTGAGTAAAGAGAATGAGCTCCAGAGAAAAGCCTTTGAGCTGTATTATGGCTTAGGAGATAAGAGATCCCTTAGAGCGGTAGCAGAAACCATAGGAAGAACGGAGAGAACGGTAGCAGGTTGGAGCAGGGCTTTTAACTGGGTAGCTAGAGTAACACAGAGAAATATAGAGAACGCTCAGAACAGTAACGAGGCTAAGATCACAGCGGAGCTAACGGATGTACGGACTAAGTACCGTATCCTTATCAATAACCTTATGGCTGATTTTAGTAAGGATATTGCACAGGGCAAGGTAAAAGTAAAGAATATCAACGATTTTGAGAGGCTGGTTAAGCTGGATATGCTCCTTATGGGAGAGGCTACAGAGCGTGTAGAGCGTGGCGGTACACAAGAGCTCTCACAGGATGCTAAGGATCGCTTAGATGAGATCGCTCAGCTTATGAAAAGTGCTAAGAAGTAGTGCAGATTGCACAATGGGTATAAGGTTTTTCTCTAGGGAAAATACAGAGCCCTTTGTAAGAATTGCACAAAGGAAAAGAAAAAAGGTAAATAAATCTAACTTTTTAAGGTTTATGTGATTATGTTACTTATCAAATATAAGGAGGTAAGCATAATATGAGTAATGCTATTAACCCAGAACACTATAACAGATTGAACCCACAGCCTAAGGATGTAATCAGAGCGTGGGGCTTAAATTTCAACTTAGGGAGTGCTGTAAAGTACATTTCCAGAGCAGGGCATAAGGATGATATTGTACAGGATCTTAAGAAAGCACAGGAGTTTATCCAGTTTGAGATTGATGCTATCGAGGGAGCCAGAGCGGAGAAAAAAGACAAGCCTAAGCATGAGGATTTTATGGATGCTTTGTTACATGGCTTGCTTGGAGTAGGACATATTGAGATCACAGGTAAGAGAAACGGTAAGACTGATGAGGAGATTGCTGAGATCGTAGATAAAACCATTAAAGATATTATCTCTGGTATGGCAGGAGTAGAGCTGGAGGAGATCAAAGAGGGAAACGGATACACAGAGGTACATATTACAGGTAATGCTAATCCGATTGAGGTAAGAGAGTACATTGAGCGAGAGCTTAAGGATCGCTTAGCTATGGTGCTGTAAAAAGTGTGTCATTTGTTCGCAAAAGTATAGAGTACACCTATGGCGGAAAAACGGAGGTAAATAATGAAAATCGTAGATGCAGGATATGAGATCTTAGATCCCCTCAATGGAGAGGAAATCTTAAAGAAGATCGAGAGAGTAGCCAGAGTATGTTATAAGAGTGAGGATAAAATCACAGAGGGATCCGCTGAGAAGATGGTAAGAGCTCTCATTAAGAGTAATCACATGGCGATGCTGGAGCACTACTCTTTTAGTGTAAAGTTTATTTGTGATAGAGGTATATCCCATGAGATTGTACGCCACAGAGTAGCCAGCTATGCACAGGAGAGTACAAGGTATTGTAATTACAATAAGAGCGGAGATGTAGCTTTTATCCGCCCTGTATTCTTTGCAGAGGATACTCCAGAGATGGATAACTGGGTAGATAGCTGTATGAAAGCAGAGCAGTTATACAAGGATTTTATCCTTATTGGTAGAACTCCACAGGAGGCAAGATCTGTATTACCTAACAGCCTCAAAACAGAGGTAGTAATGACAGCTAACCTTAGAGAGTGGAGGCACTTCTTAAGCCTCAGAGCTTGCGGATCTACAGGAAAGCCTCATCCGCAGATGTTAGAGGTAGCAGTACCGCTCTTAAAGGAGCTTAGAGAGAGAGTACCTGTGATATTTGATGATCTGGAGCCTATGGAGTGGGAAACAGTTAAATAAAGGCAGAGGTTAGGGAGGGAGAGCTGTAAAAGGCTCTCCTTTTCAGTTAGGAGGATTATATGATTATCTTAGTAGGGATCGGATGCTTTATGGCAGGAGCAGTAGTGGGAATTGTTATGATGAGCCTTTGTGTG